TGATCGCTACAATATCCGGCAGTCCTTACGGGCCAGTGAGCACGGCGAATGCTGTCCCATTGATCCGGCCAGCTATCCGGAGGACTGGGATTTACTGCTTTCTGATGTGTTTGAAAAGTCCTGGCCGCTGGCGGGTGACCCGACAAAACGTATGCGTCTGATGGCAATGGCGGTCGATTCCGGTGGTGAAGATGGTGTCACCGACAACGCCTATAAGTTCTGGCGTAAATGCCGCCGTGAAGGGCTGGGCAAAAAGATTTATCTCTTTAAGGGCGACAGTGTTCGCCGCTCAAAACTCATCACCCGCACATTTCCTGACAATACGGACAGGTCTACCCGGCGTGCAAAAGCCGCAGGCGATGTGCCGCTTTTTCTTCTCCAGACCGATGCACTGAAAGACCAGGTGAATAACGCCTTATGGCGCGAATCCCCCGGACCGAACTACGTGCATTTCCCGAAATGGCTCGGTAGCTGGTTTTACGACGAGCTGACGTATGAGGAGCGTTCAACCGATGGAAAATGGAGCAAACCGGGTCGCGGCGCGAATGAAGCCTTTGACCTGCTCGTCTATGCCGATGCACTGGCAATCCTGCACGGCTACGAAAAGATTAAATGGCCGAATGCGCCAGACTGGGCACGGCGGCAAACGTGGCTGGAGAGCGCGCCGCCGGAAACTGGCGAAGCGCCCCCCCCGGCTGTTGCACCGCGCGTTACCCGAAACACGAAAGCACGGGACAACACCGTGACGGAAACCGACGACCAGGCATTAAACCCCTGGGTCACAGCGACAGGAGGCTGGTTGTGAAACGAAGTGATATCGAGGCGATGGTACAGCGTTACGTTGAAGCTGAGATGGCTGTCCTTGACGGGAAGTCCATTACTTTCAATGGGCAGCAGATGTCCTATGAAAATCTGTCCGAAATCAGGAAAGGGCGGCAGGAGTGGGAGCGGCGGCTTGCCGCCAGTGACAGGCAAAGCCTGGGGCGACCCGGCTATAAACTGGCGAGGTTTGGCTGATGTCTCTACTGGATGATGCTATTGGTCTGATTTCGCCAGGATGGAAGGCTGCGCGGCTTCGCTCGCGGGCGGTGATTCAGGCATTTGAAGCCGTAAAGCCAACCCGCACACACAAGGCACGCCGCGAAAATCGCTCAGCCAATCAGCTTAGCCAGAATGGTGCAGTTTCATTACGGGAGCAGGCGCGCTGGCTGGACAACAACAACGATCTCGTCATCGGCATTCTCGACAAGCTGGAAGAGCGTGTGATTGGTTCTGAGGGCATCATTGTTGATCCACATCCGGTGCTTAAAAACGGCAATATTGCGAAAAAGTTTGCCAGCCAGATTCGCTCTGCATGGGCGGAATGGTCTGTTTCGCCTGACGTCACCGGGGAATTTACCCGCCCCATGCTGGAGCGCCTTTTACTCCGAAGCTGGCTGCGTGACGGCGAGGTGTTTACCCAGCTTGTCAGTGGAAATGCCACCGGGCTGTCACCCGTTGCCGGGATCAGTTTCTGGCTTGAAGCGCTTGAGGCCGATTACGTTCCAATGCAGAACGATGAAGCTAATGGGTTAGTTCAGGGCATTTATAAGGACGCCTGGGGCAGACCCAAAAAATATCAGGTGTATAAAAGCAGTCCTGTTTCCGGGCGACAACTTGAAACTAAAGACGTGGCAGCGGAAAACATGCTGCACCTTAAATTCACCCGCCGCCTGCATCAGGCCCGTGGAACATCGCTTTTCTCCGGCGTGCTGATGCGTCTGAGCGCTCTGAAAGAGTATGAGGATTCTGAGCTGGTGGCCGCGCGTATTGCGGCGGCGCTGGGGATGTACATCAAAAAAGGCGATGGTCAGAGCTATGGCGATGATGCGGGGGCACCTGTCAAGGACGGTGATCGCGACCTCTTAATCCAGCCTGGGATTATTTACGACGATCTCAGGCCCGGTGAAGAAATCGGGATGATTAAGTCTGACCGCCCGAACACCAATCTTGAGTCTTTCCGCAACGGACAATTACGGGCGGTTTCAGCCGGTACGCGCATCAGCTACTCCAGCGCATCCCGTAACTACGACGGTACCTACAGCGCACAGCGTCAGGAACTGGTGGAATCCACCGACGGGTATTTCGTCCTTCAGGACTGGTTTATCGGTTCGGTGACCCGCCACATTTACCGCGCCTGGCTGAATCTGGCGATCCTCTCGGGAAAAATTACGGTGCCGCGCGGGCTCGATATGGACACGCTCTATTCCGCTGTTTATTCGGGGCCGGTGATGCCATGGATTGACCCCGCAAAAGAGGCGAACGCCTGGAAAATACTTATCCGTGGTGGTGCGGCAACGGAATCCGGCTGGGTCCGCGCGCGGGGCAGTAATCCTGACGATGTGAAACGCCGCCGAAAAGCGGAGATCGATGAAAATCGCGAACTGGGACTGGTGTATGACACCGACCCCGCCAATGACAAAGGAGGCACCAGTGCCGAAGCAACAACGAAACCGGGTGAGCCGCCGCCCGAAAGCCAGCGTAAAAAATAACTCCTGGTTTCGCATGAAGACCAGCGCGGCTGATGAGGCGGATATTTATATTTACGACGAAATTGGTTTTTGGGGGGTGACCGCACGACAGTTTGTCAGCGACCTGCAGGCGCTGGGCGACATCAGCCACATTAACCTGCATATCAACTCTCCCGGTGGCGATGTCTTTGAAGGCATCGCCATTTTTAATGCCCTCAGGTTCCACGGTGCGGCCATTACCGTGCATATCGACGGTATTGCCGCGTCGATGGCATCCGTTATCGCCATGGTCGGCAACCCGGTCATCATGCCGGAAAATACCATGATGATGATCCACAAGCCGTGGGGGTTTGCAGGCGGTGACGCTAACGATATGCGGGATTACGCCGACCTTCTGGACAAAATGGAATCTGTTTTGATCCCCGCCTATGCCGAAAAGACAGGGAAATCGGCAGAAGAAATCGCGGCCATGCTGGAAGACGAAACCTGGATGAACGGCAGTGAATGTGTTGCCCAGGGCTTTGCAGACCAGACCACACCATCACTGCAGGCGATGGCCTGCATTCAGTCAAAACGAATTGAGGAATTTGAAAAGATGCCTAACGCCATCCGTAACATGATCACGCCGCCGCGTAACGCCAGCCCGCGTGAGCCCGCGAACCCGACAAACCCGCAACCGCAACCAGCCGCCCCTGTTTTAGACGAATCTGCCATTGTTGCGCGGGTGGTGGCACAACAGAAAGCCCGTGTAAGCGGCATTCAGGATGTGTTTGCCATGTTTGGCGGTAAACATCAGGAACTGCAGGCCGCCTGAATCAGCGATGTCGAATGCACCGTCGCCATGGCGAAAGACAAGCTGCTGGCCGAACTGGGTAAAGACACGACCCCGTCGGATAAAAATAACCAGCCCCACATTTATGCGGGTAACGGAAATATCGTCGGCGATGGCATCCGTAAATCCCTGATGGCCCGCGCAGGTTATGAAGAGCAGGAGAAGGATAACTTTTATAACGGTATGACGCTGCGCGAACTGGCCCGCATGGCGCTGACTGAGCGCGGCATTGGTGTTTCAGGTCTTAACCCGGTACAGATGGTGGGGCTTGCGCTGACGCACAGCACGTCTGACTTCGGTAACATTCTGCTGGATGTGTCCAACAAGGCGCTTCTGCAGGGCTGGGAAGAGGCGCAGGAAAGCTTCGAACTGTGGACCAAAAAAGGGAGCCTGAGCGATTTTAAAACTGCGCATCGCGTGGGCATGGGGGGCTTCCCGTCATTGCGCCAGGTGCGTGAGGGGGCCGAGTATAAGTACGTCACCACCGGGGATAAAGCTCAAACCATCGCGCTGGCAACTTATGGTGAGATCTTCTCGGTCACCCGCCAGGCCATTATCAACGATGATCTCAATCAACTGACCGATGTCCCCATGAAAATGGGGCGCGCGGCTAAAGGGACTATCGGCGATCTGGTTTATGCCGTACTGACAGGAAACGCAAAACTGTCTGACGGTAAGGCGCTTTTCCATACCGATCATGCGAACCTCAGTTCCGGCGCCATTTCGGTTGCCAGCCTGGACGACAGCCGTAAACTGATGCGTCTGCAAAAAGATGGCGATCGTTCTCTGAACATCCGACCCGCATTTATGCTGGTGCCGGTTGCGCTGGAAACACTGGCAAATCAGACCATCAAATCTGCCAGTGTAAAAGGTGCAGATATTAACGCTGGTATAATTAACCCCATCCAGAATTTCGCCGAAGTCATTGCAGAGCCCCGCCTGGATGTTGCCGATGCAAAAGCCTGGTACCTGGCTGCAGCGAAAGGGAGCGACACGATTGAGGTGGCCTATCTCAATGGCGTGGATACCCCTTACATCGATCAGCAGGATGGCTTTACCACTGATGGTATTGCCACGAAAGTGCGTATTGATGCAGGCGTGGCCCCGCTGGACTATCGCGGTCTGACCAAATCCTCCGGCCAGTAATCACCGACCAGACAATCGCGCCCGAAAGGGCTTTTTTTATGCCTGTAAAACGGCTCTCCGGAGCCGTGGAGACCCTTTTATGAAAAATTATGTTCAGGACGGTAATACCCTGGCGCTAACCAATTCCGGCAACACCACGATCTCCAGCGGCACTCCGGTTGCAGTGGGTGATTTGCTGGTGGTTGCCATCACCGATATTCAGCCAGGCAGTACTGGCGATGGTCGCGCGACGGGGGTGGTTTTGCTGCCAAAACTTGCCGCCGATGTGATTGCACAGGGTAAAACGGTGTATTTCAAAGACGGCAAAATCCAGCTCGACAGCGCCAGTGCCACGCCTGCTGGCAAGGCATGGGAAGCCGCAGCAGCCAACAGTACAACCGTACTGGTTCGCCTCAATGGCTAATCCCTTCGAACAAATAGCGGCGCGCATGGATGCCGCCACCATTCGTTGCATGGGCGCTCCGGTCACTATCAATGACATCGACTATGTCGCGATAGAAAGCCATTTTGTACCCGAGCTGGGGCCGGTAACCGGAGATGGGATCTCGCTGGTGGTGTTCAGTGAAAATTACCACCCGCGACGTAATGACGCGCTGATCTGGAAAGGCACGGAGTACAAGGTTACGCGCAGCCAGTTTTTTAACGGTACGCCACAAATATGGATTGGATAGGAGGTTGTCATGTCCGCTATTAACGGGCTTGAGCAGGCAATTGCAAACCTCAACAGCATCAGTAAAACGGCGGTCCCCCGTGCTTCTGCTCAGGCTGTTAACCGGGTCGCGGGGCGCGCCGTCAGCCGAAGCGTCCGCACTGTCGCAACGGACACGAAGGTGCCACGTAAGCTGGTAAAACAGCGGGCGAGGCTGAAAAAAGCCACGGTCAGCAAACCCAGGGCAACAATCCGGGTCAACCGGGGGAATCTTCCTGCGATTAAGCTGGGTGTGGCAAGCGTGAGACTTTCACGGCGAAAACGCGACAAACAGGGCACTAACAGTGTCCTGCGGATTGGCCCGTTTTCGTTCCCTGGTGGTTTTATCCAGCAACTGAAAAACGGTCGCTGGCATGTCCTGCGGCGAACAACGAAAAGCCGCTATCCCGTGGAGGTGGTGAGCATTCCTCTGGCGGCCCCGTTAACCGAGGCATTTAAAGCGGAGACAAACAGGCTGATGCAGTCCGATATGCCTAAAGAGTTGTCTGCTGCGCTTAAAAACCAACTGCGACTGGTATTAATCCGATGAAACACCCTCAAATCCGCGCTGCCGTTCTGAATGCGCTTAAAGACAATATCACTGATTCTGTTACCTGGTTTGATGGCCGACCGGCATTTCTTGAGGTTCAGGATCTGCCTGCCGTCGCCGTCTACCTGACCGATGCGCAATTTTCTGGCGCAATGGTGGATGAGGACCAGTGGTCAGCAACGCTGCATATCGAAGTCTTTCTTAAAGCCGATCTGCCTGATGCGGCGCTGGATGAATGGATGGAATCACGGATTTATCCCGTCCTTTCAGACATACCAGGTCTGTCCGACCTCATCGAACTGATGGCCCCGCTCGGCTATGACTATCAGCGCGATGACGAAATGGCGACCTGGGGATCGGCAGATATGCAGTATTCAATCACCTATATTATGTGAGGCAACTATGGCAACACCTAATCCGCTGGCACCCGTTAAAGGTGCCGGGACAACACTCTGGTTGTACACCGGTTCAGGCACAGCGAATCCGCTGGTCGATACCGACTGGACGCGCCTGGCTCAGGTCAAGGAACTGACGCCCGGCGAACTGACGGCAGATTCATTTGACGACACATATATTGATGATGCCAATGCCGACTGGACAGCTACCGGGCAGGGGCAGAAATCTGCGGGTGACACGTCTTTTACCCTGGCCTGGAAACCCGGCGAGCAGGGACAAATTGCGCTGGTGCAGTGGTTTGAAGACGGCTCAAACCGCACGTACCGCATCAAATACCCTAACGGAACGGTGGATGTGTTTTCTGGCTGGGTCAGCAGCCTGGGGAAAGCCGTGACGAACAAAGAAAACATTACCCGCACGGTCAAGGTCACTAACAGCGGGAAACCCTCACTGGCCGAAGACACCACAACCCCGGTCATTGCTGTTTCGGGCGCGTCTTTTGATAAATCGACTGCGGCTGTGGCTGTAGGAGCAACCACG